TTTGTTGTTTATTATCCACAATATTGTTGTTTTTGTAGATTATAACCATCATTAAGCCCTATTCTATTGGTTTCTGGTGAGATTTACCAACTCTAATACAATCTAAGTTTCTAGTAAGTATATCTACACCTTTTAATGCTGCTAAGTATTTCTTGACAGCTTCTACTGTTACATTGTTACCACCTTCACATAATGAAATAGTGCTTCTACTAAGTCCAGCTTTTTCAGCTAGTTCATCCTGTGTAAGTTGTCTAGATATTCTTTCAGTTTTTAGTATGTTCCCTAAATCAAGAACCACTTTTACTAAAGAATTAAACTTATCATCATCATCCTGAGTTCTTATTCTATTAATAACATCAGGTAACAATAAAACATTAAAAAGTTCTGGATTTAGTTCATAGTGATAATCTATCCAATACTTTTCTCTTGCTGCTAGTTCTTCCAATAAAATGTCTTTTTCTATAACATCTATATTGGGAACTAACCCAAGCTGTTCTAATTGCTTAACCCATTCATTAACAGTTTCATTATGAGATTTTGTTAAGTGTTTAAGAGGTCTTTCATAACCTACTGTAGTCTTACCAATGTAATAGTATACATCATTTCTAGGGTCTCTGAGACCATATATTAAGTTTGTCTTCATAATACAATATATGAAATATCATTCATTATACCAAATATTTTGAAGTTTTTAACTTAATGTATAGTTTTTAAGACATTTAAAATATTGCATAATACAATATGCTTTTGAGAATAATGGGTAATTAATGACGGTTATATGCTACATTTTGTATCTTTTATGACTCATTAAGTCTAGATCTAGAAAATCCAAGTTCTTTAGCTTCTACAGGATTTTCTTCTATCCATCTGTGACAGTTTCTACATACAGCTAGCCATGTACTAATTTTGTTATGATTTTCACCACGTCCTTCCATATGATGGACATCTGTAGCTTTACCAGTACAATCTACTAGTGTGGCTTGACATGTTGAAAACATAGCTAGAAAAGCTGTTCTTTTCTTACTATATTCATCCATAGTAGCCTGCATCTTAGTAGATATAGGCTTTATAGCTTTTGGTTTGTCTATAGAATACCAACATGGTTGACAATATTTGTCTTTACCATGTGATTTCCAAATATGCTTTAGTTCATTACATCCAGCACATTTCTTAAGTTTAACTGCTATCATTATAAATTAAAAAAGTTTTTAGGAAGTAAATCAACTTCCATAAGTTTATTAATAATGTGTTCTTGTTTAATACCTAAATCTTTAAAAGATATTTCATCTTCTTTAGAAATATCATCTATATGACCTGTAGTTGCACACATTGCTTTTACAATAGGTGAATTAGGAAACAAAGTTAACATAAATCTGTCTAAATTAGAAAAAGTTATGTCCTGTTTCCAGTTACGTAAAATACGTTGTACTTTAGTATATGTCACTGTAACTTTAATTCTAGCAGATTCAGATAGTGAATTAAGTTCCTCTTTAGTATATGCTTTAAATCCATAAACGGTCTTAGCATATAAATCTTTTTGTTTGGGGGTGAGTTTTACCTCTTCTTCAATCTTTTGATACTTAACAGTACCTTGTAATTGAATCTTTTTTACATGAGCAGGAGTTTCATACTTCATGAATTGGTGCTTGTTAGCATCTCCATATGATATTATCATACCATTAGAGTTACAAGAGATTGTCTTGTTTACATTTGTCTTTGACATTGTTTAATGTGATTTTAAGTATAATAAAAAAGAGGACCTAGATTAATAGGTCCTCTATATTTACATTTTTATAAAGCTGCTTCTTTTTGTTCTTCTAAGGACAAATTATCAAGCATTTTTTGAGCTGTTAATACATCTCTTATTTCATCACGATTAGTATGGTTAATTAACTCATCTTGACTATTAATATTAGATGTATAATAACATTGACGATAAATTGGTTGATCAAAATATCTACAAATTACACCTGTTTTACCTGCAATTTTAAGGTCACGGTCAGGATTTTCATTATCAAATGGAGTTAATGACTCTAATACTACAATTTGACCTGGAAGTTCTTGTCCAGCTTTATAGTCTACATTTAATAAATCAGTCACTTTACCATTAATACGTGCTTTACGTACTACAGGTTTAAGCCATCCAGCTTCTAATTGGTGACTTAATTGTTCAACAAAAATCCATCCATATTCAGGATTGTTTGGAGATATTGTTACTACATTGTTGTTTTTGTCAGCTAAAATTTTGACTTTGTTCATTTTGTTTAATTTTTGTTTTTGTTATAAAATAAAAAATCCCTATACTCATTGAGCAAGGGAATTCCAGAATAGAATTATTTTTTCTATTCATCTATCTCAAGATCTGCATCTAGATCTGTGAGTTTATCTATTTCAGGGATATCTGTAAGAGGTATTATAATATCAGAAAGGTCATCAGAAATTGTATCATGCTTACTCAATATTGAGCCGTGCCATGGATTTTCATATATGTCACCATAGTTAAATGCAATTAAATACTCTAATTCTTCATCTGACATGTCTAAATACTGTTCAGTACTCATTTCTATCACCCTACCATTTGGTAATTGGTAAAACATTTTTTTATAATTTATTAGTATAAAACTACTATATAAATTATACAAATAACATTATACACATAAAAAAGATGGACTATATGGCTATAAGTCTTTTTCTTTAGTTTTTTTAGCCTTTACAGCATGCATTTTCTTTTTCCAATAAGCATTAGTTGTATTAATATGCTCTTGTTTTTTTAAAACTTCATTATTACATTGATCTAATTGCACTCTAGTACTTTCTAATTCTAGTAATAATTTTTTCTTACTTGTAAACAATCTTTTAAAGAAGTTCATATTTTTTATTTATTAAATTTTTTAAGTAATCCTGAAAATCTACCACCCACTGATTCTACATTACTATCTTCAAGTTTTTCTAATTCAACAATATCTACTAAATTACCATCAGTATTAACTTGTTTACCTTGACGTTTAATTTCATAGATAATTACTTCTTCTTTGTCTTTTGTACCTAAAGTAACAATTATCACTTCTTTTTTAATAGGTAGATTTTTATAATTATCAGGCATTTTATCTCCTTTCTCTAAATGTCTCATCCATCCTTCTGATGACCATGCCACTCCATGTGGGTCAAAATCTTTTTTAAGATCTTTAAATATATCAGGTATTATTTCATCAACAAACTCATCTTTTGATTCATCATCTTTCATAAACTTATCTGGAATAGGAATATGAATAATAGCTGGTTTATCTTCTTCACCTTCTTTTGGTTCAAGTACATCAGCAAAGATTGTAATGTGTGGAAATAATCCACCTGTTTCTGCTATCACATCTATAAGATGTTCTATATAAGCATCTTTTACTTCTTGATATTTTTCTGGTGTCATATTTGAAAAGTTTTAGCTGGAGTGAATTCTTCTATATAACCTTTATATAGAAAATAAGTTTCCATTTTATTTAAAAAAGCTAGTAGAATGTATAATTCTGCAAATCTATCATATCTTACATCACCAGCAAATTCTTTTTTAGGAAATATCATTTCATTTCCTGTGTCTATAAGAGATATTACGTCTTCACCACGTCTATCTTCAGCCCATACATCATCATAACTTCTACTTAGAGTTGTTACTAAATGACCATTACTGTTCATATCTTGTATAATATTATACTCATGAACAACTTTCTTAGGTGACTCTTCAGTGTTGTACACCTTAAATAATTTTGGTTTTGCCATTTGTTTTTTTATTTAATAATAAAATTGATTTAAAAAAGAGTCCCCAGTAAAAACCAGGGACGTTTACCTCTAAAATTATTACTCCTTAAGATCAATAATTCTGTGGAGGTGGAGGGAGTCGAACCCTCGTCCAAACAATTTGTTTGTAATACCATTTTTACATGCTTAGATCTGCAAGCTGATCAGTAGAATTGAGGCTAACTATTGGGTTAGATTCCACCACTTAGTTTATGAACTAAGAAACTAACTTTCTTTTTACATCATATAGTCTTGGATGGTCAGTGTCACAGGAAGACCCTATGTCTTTACATTGTGCTATTTTCTGTTGCTAGGTATAACTACCCCCTGAGACTAGGCTGCAATAGCTTCGTCAGAACCAATGAAAGCCATTAAGCTATCAAAGGTCATGTCAGACAATTCAACTGTGTTGTTGTCATTTAAAAGTAATCAGTTTGTTTGACCACTGACTAGGTCTTGCATGTGATACTACCTACTTGTTGCTGTCAAAACCAGGCACCCCCATAAATTAGTCAAGATGGGTCATTCTCCCATACACTCCCGGGTACAATCCAGGGCTCTATTATGTTGGAGCTACTTGACTATAAGTTTACAAATATACAGAATTTTACTTTACAAAATAGTATATTAGGAGGACATACTTTCTAATTTAGAGAATGCTCTGACCTTAAGTTATAAGCTGAACGTCCTAGCAATGCAGGGAACAGTCACATATAAACAGTACGTACTTGCTTCTCAGGTCTCTACTCATATGGCTCTCCCAATCATACTAATTAGTTTATAATTCTGTTTCTTTAGCTTTTAATATACTATCTAAAAACTCATCTGTACTAATAGGTTCAACTATTTTTTCTTCAGATATTGCTAATAATACAGCTTCAGCAAATATCATTTTCAATTTTGGTTCTTGATTTAGTAAGTTAGCTATTACACTAACTGACATTGCTTTATCACAATTAATTTTAATGTTACTTTGACAATTCACTGATGTTCCATCAGGTGAAGAGGCATTGATTTCTAATTTAAATGTTTGGTCCATTAGATGCGTGTTTTAAGGATTTCTAACTCTTTATTAATACGAACTATATCTTTATCCATTAATGGAACATCAGATAGTGTTTGTTCATTCTTTTTAGGAGCTCTCATTCCTTTTTTTAATTGAGCTTCTAAACGTGTAATAACACGTGTTCTACGTTCTTTGGCGTGGGGAGTGCCATTATACCCCTTCTTAGATTTGTTTGCCATTTCTCCAGGTTGTTTTATTTGATTAAAATTGTTAATTTGGTGTTGCCTTGACCTCTATGAGTTCTTACAATAATACCAACTTTTTCTAAATTTTCTAGTGCACGTTTAACTGTTGAATGTCCTATATCACAATCAGCAGCTATTCTATTTATACCAACAGTGAGAGAGTTAGTCTCACTATTAGCATATGTAGATAGATAAGCATAAATTGCTTTGTCTCTAAGCGATAGTTCTGGATCTCTAATAACAGTATTAGATACCATACCAAAACCATTTTTAAGTCTTGGGTTGCTCATTTCTTTTTTCTTTTACGTTTTATTTCTGTACCATCTGGATTATATTTATCAGGTCTTAACTTTTTATAATGAGGTACAAAAATAATTGGTTCTTTCT